TTGCCTCCGTGTGTCTGTCCTGTAGCCATCAGCTGTTATCCCCATTCTCAAACACCACTACTTGTGTCAGCTTAGCTAAGTACCACTGAGCCTTCTGTAGGTCTTCTACCTGCTTACCCTTGTAGTCATAACGCCACAGGTACTTCATGCAGTTGCCCTTGAGGTAGCCTTTAAAAGCTACACTAGACATGGACTCTTCAATGGCTACGATACACTCAACAGCACCAGTGTTGTAATGCTCTGGGTTGTTCACTACATCTTCATCGTCTTCGTCGTCTTCTTCTTCATCGTCCCACAGAGATTTTAATAAGTCTTGCTGTCGTTGCTCTTCGTTAGCTAGTGCAATGTACTTATCAAGCAGTGAGCCAGACAGCCCCTGTGCTGTATAATGTGACTCAGCCTGTGTGCCGTCCTTGTCTAGCACAAGCGGCGGATGTGCTTCTCGTAAGCGATCCCAATCAAACCGTGTTGCGTCATTAATACTCATCTTCAAAATCCTCTACTAGTCTGTCAAAGTCTTTAATTATTCTATCTTCAAAAGCATCAATCAAGTCTGCTGTTGTAATACTTAACAGTTCACAGATTAAATCCTCATCAAGCCATTTTTCCATTTCTTCTTTTAGTTCATCAAGTGTCGTAGCCATTAGACTTTCTTCCCTTTGATGTACTTGACCATATCCTTTGCTGTCTCAATGGTGTAGTGCTTGAAGCCTTCCTTCTCACACCACTCACCCATTGTTATCTTACCACCCTTCCGTACCTTCTTGCTAGGGTTTGACAATACAAAGATGATCTCCCATTCGGGCATCGAGTCTTTAATGGCCTTGTACTTCTGTGTGTCGCCTACTCTGAAGAAGCCCTTGCACTCTATCAGTACTGCCTTGTCTTCGTGTACGAAGTCCGGTAGGTACTTCCTGTGCGTAGTGTAGGGCAGACCATAAGGTTCAAACTGGTACTGCCCGTCTAGCTTCTCCGATAAATCCTTCTCTAGCCCTGATCTAAAAGCCCTCTTCATCTGGCATGATCTCCCTTACTCTTGGCTCGTTTACTACGTTGACGAGAAACTTCGGCCCGTATGCGTAATTGAAGACCCTTAAATCTGGGTAGCAATGGTCTTTGAACTGACAATACGAGCAACCAATAGAGAGCTTTAAGTTTCCTGACTTGCCGTCCGGTATAGGTTGTGTACACCACTCCTTTGGTTCTGGTTGCTCTACTAGCTTTTTTACATGCTTAACTCTTTCAGTAATAGGCTGCTTAAGTACATCGTAGACAGCGGCCTGTGTGTCTTCTAGGTCATACTTGAGATAAGTCAAGTGACCGTTAGCCTTGTCCATCGCCAGCCAACCGAACTGTGTAGCACCTTCTGAGTAAGCGTAGGCTTTGATCTGGTCTATGTAGCCAAACGGATCGTCAAACGCTAGTGACCCATCCTTAAACTTCTTAAACCCAAACGCACTTGCTGATTTAACATCTGTCACAACCCCATCAATCTTACAGTCCATGTGTCCTACGATCCCTTCGACTTTGCAGACCTTCTGTTCATCCGTAACACTGTGTCCCGCCATTCGTGTCAAGAAGATTAACATCTCTTCAATTAAATGACCATACATAAACTTGACATAGGTGTGTGGTTCTATCTTCTCGCCTTCCGTCCCGTTAAAGTGATTCCAGAGGTACTTATCGGTGCGGCCAATATTTGACAGGCGTAGCCTGCGGTTATCCTCTCGCTTCTTCCGACCAAACTCCGTTCGCATTAGAGCTTTGACACCCTCTCCAAATCTCTCTATCTCTTGCTCTACATCTACAGATGGGTCAGCGTCCTTGCTTTCCATCAGAGCGTAGATGTCTTCCACTACGTTATCTGTTGTCTTCGCTTCTATTATGCCCTTAGCCATACACCGTCCCCTAAATAAACATCTCCAAAGTCATCAGCCGCGTCACATAAGTCATTAAGCATCATAGCGGAACCGTGTAGCTCAGAATGTATAGCGTCTATTGCTTCCATTGCCGATTCTTCACTACACTCAAACCACTCGTTCTTATGTTTAAAACGCTTACGTAGATAATCATGTACCATACTCTCTGCTACTCTCCTATCTCCAAAATCTTCATAGTCAAATAACTTATAATCTCTTTCGGGGCTTGATGTTTGATAGTTCTTTAATCTATCTTCCGAATCTACAGCCATTCCTACCTTTACCCAACCTTCCCATGCAGGGTTCGTGATTATATACACCTGACCCTGTGGGTTGTCTTTGTAGTTCTCTAAGGAACTAAAAGCTGCATCTTCAAAACCCTTGTATCTGCCTGCTTTGTATAGTGGATGCGTCTTCTTAACCTCAACACCGTTAACCCACATCCTTTTAGCATCCCTTGCCTGTACTGCTTCCTTGTTGTCCTTGTAGTACTTACCCTTAGTGGGTGTCTGCCCATGTGTTGCCGACTTTGTA